GCTACTGCGTTACCTAAGATACGACCGATTTCTGCTGTTGATACACCACCTAAATCTCTAACAACACTGCGTGCCGCGTGAAGATTTAATGAGATATGGTTTTGTGCGTCTGTCATAACTTTAGAATCTAAATCAACACCTGTTGATGCTTCTGATGATATAACTGATGCCGTTACTGCACCCATAACTGGAACTTGTGCTTTAAGTGAACCTGCTGGTACATTTACCATAGGAACGATTCCACCACTCAAATAGAGTGAATTTTCTTGTGCCGCGTATACTGTTGCGGCTTTTGTATTGACCATCAATTCATCTAAATTGATACCCGATAGATATGCTTCGTTTGCCATTGTATGACTCCTTTATAAGTTTATAATAATTTACCAGATGACATCATTTCTTTATAGATTAATCTGTCTTCTGGCTTAGTCATATCCAAATTGGATATGTCTACTGCTTCTTTTGTTGTTGATTCTCCCACTGAACCTATAGAACCAGAACCTTGCGGTCCTGCTCTTAAGAAATGTGGTGACGCATCTAAGAAATCATTAACTAACGATTCAACAGTTGTTGGTGCGGCTGTCTTTTTATCATACATAACCCCTCCTTTGTCATCAAGTACATGAACTTCACCTTCGTCTGTTAATGTTACTCTATTTCGCAACAATGTTGCAACTTGCTCTGGGCTCACAGCATTTCTGCCACCCGCGGCCTTTAATAGGGCTCCATCAACTTGAACACTGTGAAGTTTTGCCTTAACTGATTCTAACTTGGCATCATAATCTGATTTTTGTTCAGATAATATTTGCTCAAATTCTCCTCTATTCTTCTGTTCTTCTAGTTTCTTGCTTTCTTGTTCTGCTTTAAGTGAACGATACTCAGTTACATTGATGTCATCGTATTTCTTAGATTGTTTTGCCAACCTTGATTTTACGATTGCGTCAACTTCTTCCTGACTAAAAGTTCTTTCTGCCTGAGTTTCAATTTCAGCCGAAGTCTCAGTGGCTTCTTCTATCGCTGTGGTTCCTGCTTCTTGGTCTATTGCAGTCATAGTATCCTCCTTTGGAGTGTTTTTTAGTATTAAAGTGTTTACTCTAATACTAGTATTTATTTAAGTTTTATGGACGAACTAGGAATACGCATATTATTCTGTTATTCCTGGTATATCCACTTCTGGTCTCGCTAACGCATCTGAACGGTCAATTTCATCAACAATTTCATCTAACGCATCGCCATTCTTAACAACAATTCTTGCGATTTGTTTGTCAAGTTCTTTATTCAATGTTGAAGATGGTAAATTCATCTCTCTCACCGTCTTGTAATTGGCTAGGTCATTATTTTCATCACGCAAGTCAAATTTCTTCTTATATTCTACTAAGAAATCATCATCTGCTTGAACGCCAGTCCAGATTTGGAATAAATGCCAAATCTTATGCTCTAATCGTTCTAATGAATCAGCCTTGTCTCCAAGTCTTGTGTTTAACATTGAAAATTCTGTTTGAAGAGCAACACCTGACTTAGCAACTGTCTTTTGACCGACTACTGCCTCTAAATGTGTCATCTTCATAATCATTGTTTGGTGTTCTTTTAGTACCTTTATAATTGCATCAATATTTGATGATGAAGGTTGTAATAAGAACGGTTTTAACTCTCCTGGCAGTGTTTCATCCATAGTAATGATAGCACCAGCACCGGCAGCCGCATCTGTTGACGCTGTTTTTACGAGTGATGGGTGTCCACTAATACGAATGGCTTGCTCTGCTTCTGACATTAGGTTGAATATTGCTTGTTGTATTTTTGCAACATCGGCTAAGTCACTGTTACCTATTCCACGAGTGTGTGATGGGTTTGCTTTTATCATAGCGAA